TTAAGACTGCCGTTAGATCCAAAGTGGACATATGTAGCTATGGCGGCTGGAGATTCAGACCCATTGTTCAATCCGTCTGCTGGTGACTATCAAGATTTTGAATTACCAATGGAAGAGTTCCCATTGTTAGTGGTTAAAATATTGGCATATTGTGGAGTCACTATAAGAGAAACAGAGGTTGTGCAGATAGCAAAAGCGCAAGAAATGCAAGACATCCAACAAAACCAATAATAAATGGCATACATTACTAACTATCAATACTACACAAATAACGGAGTTATACCAACAGATGTTAACTGGGGTTCATATCAATATGTAAGCCTGGCTGACGTTGTTAACAATTTTATGTTAATGTATGTAGGTAATGACAAATTGGTCAATAATGTTGATCGATATGCCGTTTTGTTTCATGCTAAGAGAGCTGTACAAGAGCTTAATTATGACGCATTAAAAAACATTAAGGTTATAGAGCTTGAAATAGGGGATGACTTGAAGATGGTTATGCCTCCAGATTATGTTAACTATGTTAGGATATCTATGTTGAAAAATGGTATACTATTCCCTCTTGTGGAGAACAGAACACCTATGTCAGCTACAGCTTATTTACAAGACAACAATCTAGATATCATATTTGACGTAAACGGTGAGATCGTAACAGGTACATCGAAACTTGACATACTAAGACAAGACAAACAGTTATATACTGGTATGGGTCCATATCAAGGCCAGTACGGATGGTATTGGGATGGTGATTGGTATTTTGGATACAACTTTGGTAAAAGGTTTGGATTAGAAACCGATCAAGCTAATGTAAATCCAAAATTCTACATAAACAAGGCAGCTGGTGTGATTGATTTTTCTAGCGGTGTAGAGAATCAGATTATTGTTTTTGAATACATATCTGACGGTATGGAAAACGGTGACGACTCTCTTATCACAATCAACAAATTAGCTGAAGAGTATTTGTATGCTTATATTAAATGGGCGTTATTAAACAATAAATACGGAATACAAGAGTACGTTATAAATAGACTTAGAAAAGAAAAGATGGCTGTTCTTAGAAACACTAAGATCAGATTGAGTAACTTACATCCATCTAGATTATTAATGCCTTTAAGAGGTAGAGATAAACAAATAAAATGATAAAACTAGACAAGACTTTTATTGCTGGAAAGATGAACAAGGATATAGACGAACGTCTTATCCCAGATGGAGAGTACTTAGATGCGTTAAACGTAACTATAGATACGTCACAAGGATCTACTATTGGTGCTGTTCAGAACTCTAGAGGTAATGATAAAATGTCTGACATAGCCACAGTAACTGGTTTAGCTGTTGTTAACGCAAGAGCTATAGGTGCCGTTGCATATGAGGCTCAAAACCTTATATATTGGCTTGTTACTAGTGATAACTTTGATGCTGTATTCGAGTATAACCAATTGACTGACGTAACGACAAAAGTATTGTTGAGTACTACAGGTCAGTTGAACTTTAACAAGAATTACTGCGTTACTGGTATAAATTACATACCTGCATTTGGTGATCTTGGACCATTTTTATTTTGGTCTGATGGCCTTAATCCACCAAGGAGAATAAATATTGCTAGAGCTAAATCTTGGTCTGATGACGATCCTAGAATTGATCTTGATACTCAGGTTATTCTTCGTCCACCATTGAATGCTCCAAAGATATATTTAAAGACTGACGGTGATCCAGAAACAACAAACAACATAGAGAGGAAGTTTTTATATTTTGCTTATCGATATAAATATGTAGATAATCAATATAGCTCTATGTCACCATTTTCTGGTGTAGCATTCCAAGGAGATACATTCTTTTTTGATTTTGATACTGGTGATAATACTGGTATGAAAAACGTATTCAATAAAATTGATGTAACATTTGATACTGGTAATCAATTTGTTAAGGAGATACAAGTTGTATTTTATGATACGTCTGGATTAAATACGTATGTAATAGACAATTATAACAAAGGAGAAATAGGTTTATCTGATAATGTTGTTTACACCATAGAGTTTTCAAACAATAAAATATACGGACCATTAGATGTATCTCAAATAACTAGACTTTTTGACAATGTGCCTTTGTTAGCTAAGTGTCAAAACGTGATAGGAAATAGGTTAGTCTATGGCAACTATACTCAATTTAGAGATCTAAAAGATGCATTTAATCAAGACATATTGATTGACTATAGTGTTGAGGTTGTTTCAGATCCAATAACTAGCACTTCAGCTACAAGAACATTTAGGTCTGATAGAGATTATGAGATTGGACTTGTTTATACTGATGAATACGGAAGAATGACTACAGTTCTTACAACAGAAAATAATTCTGTTTACGTTCCATCAACAAAGTCAGATTATCAGAATTCTATCCGTGTAACATTAAACAATCAAGCACCTAACTGGGCTACTAATTTTAGATTTGTATTAAAACAGCCTACTGGTGAATATTATAATATTTTTCCTCAAACATTTTTTATAGACGGACAATTTAGGTATTTCTTAATTAATGAATCAGATAGAGATAAAATAATAGTAGGTGAATATATAATATTTAAGACTGCTAGTTTTACAGCAACTCATGTAAATACAAAGTTTAAAATACTTGAGTTAGAATATAAACAAGCATCATTTATTACTTCAGCTCCAGAAGGTCTATATTTTAAAATTAAGACAGATGGATCTGCATTTCTAAATGATGGATCTACGTATACTGCATACAATGCATCTACTGGTAGAGGGCCAAAATCAATTACTAATCCAGATCCACATACTGTACAGCCAGTAAAAAGAACGACGTTACCAAGCGTGAATATAACTCCAATTTTTTACAGCGTTTCTGGAATATATACCACTACAACTACATCACCTTCATTAAATGCAGATATAACATCACTTATAGCAAATACTGATAGTAGAGTAGCTATAAGAATATTAACTTCAACATCATATGAATACACTAGAGATATAGATTTAGGATCTGCTATTTGGTCTGGTCCTTTTACCATACCTTCTACATTATCAGACACTTTAACACTTGGTACATCACCAACTTCTGATTATGTAGAGTTAAATATAAGATGGGATTCTGATACAGGGTATACTCCTGGAGATGTATTTATATTTAATGTTAGAGGATATAATGTGATTGGATCTCCTAATAGTTATACTGGTACACCATTAAGCCCAGGTACTAATAATGGTTTATATGGTAATCAAAATGTTATAAACATGCCTAAAGCAGATTATGGAGGAGCGGCATTAATAAACTTTAATTCACCTATATACCCTTTTGCTGAAATAACTATAAAAATAGTAAGAGATGGGGTACCAGCAAGTTCTGATAGACAATATACAAATACTTGGATAAACGGTACAAAATATTATCAAAATTTAGAAGAATGGTTTTGGAGAGAAGGATATTCTACCTTTGATCAATATGATCAATCTGTTACATTAGTCGGTGGAGCTAATTACGTTACATTTAGATCTGGAACTGGGTATAATAAATTTGGATATCCAGGAGATAGTAATTATATGTATGAAACATCAGCTGGAAATATATATATGATAATAAGAGGTTTTGGAACAGGTAATTTAACAAAAAGAAACGAAATAACAGTAGAACTAACTGTAAAACAGTCTCCAGGAAAACCTAAATTATCAGCCGAAACAGTTCCAACAAAAACAGATAATGATATTTATTATGAGTTAAGCAAAACTTACAGAATAGAAAATGGACTTCATAAAGTGTCTTGGGTTTATTCTGATTTTACTGATGGATCAACTGTTTTCCCTTCTATTCCAGAAGTAGCAGGTCTTACTGTATTAGGTCCTTTGGATCCTAATAATCCTCTATCTACTGATGCTATACATTCATTTAATGTAGGAGAAATTATATATGTAAAAAGCGACAACCCATCAATAGGTCCTCCTGATGGATATTATAATATAACGTATGTAACTGATTATGCTATAGCTATAGATCTTCCATTCCCTGGTACTGGACCAGTAACTGGAGGTAAGGTATACTACAATATAAACGAACAAGACCAAACAACATCCATTCCGTTAGTAATAGACATCAACCATCCGACATCACAAAACTCAGATTTCAATGCATTTGCGTTCGGAAATGGCGTTGAGTCAAATAGAATACTAGATGCGTTCTTACAGCCTCAAATGCGGTACAGCCAAAGGGCTTTAACCACCATTGAGGATTACAAGCAACAGAAGAAAGAAACGTCTCTAACTTATAGCGGTGTATATGTTGGTGCTACACAGCTAAACAATCTGAATGAGTTTAACTTATCAACAGGAAACTTTAAGAACTTAGACGTTACATACGGACCAATACAAAAGTTATACGCTAGAGATACGGATCTATTAGTATTACATCAAGACAAAATAACAAGTGTTCTGTACGGTAAAAACTTATTGGTTGATGCGGTTGGTGGTGGCCAAGTAGCATCTGTTCCAGAGGTTCTTGGAAATCAAGTTGCTCACCCATCTGAATATGGTATAAGCAACAACCCAGAGAGTTTTGCAAGACACTCAAACGTATTGTTCTTTGCTGATGCTCGTCGCGGTGCTGTGTTGCAAATGATAAATGATGAGGTTATAGAGATATCTGATAGTGGTATGAAAAACTACTTTAGAGATACAATGAAAGACAATCCAAACACTCAGAAGTTAGGAAGCTTTGATCCATTTAACAACCAATATGTTATATCATTTAACGATCAATCTGTCAACCCTTGCGAACTATCTATAGCTCCAACAATATCTGTTACTAGTGCTGCTGCAAAGACGTTGTTTTTATTTACAATAACATCAAACACATCATGGACGCTTTCATCAAATCAGACTTGGTTGACATTACCTATATCATCTGGGTTTGGAAATGAGGATATATACGGATCGGTTGAATTAAACGATGTAGAGATGTTTAGATCAGCAAAAGTCACTATAACATACTGCGATGGACTAGAACAAGAATTTACATTATTACAATTAGCAACACCAACATAATATGTGCGACTGTATAAAAATAACATACGTAGACCTA